GCTATGACCGGCATTGTGTGCGACCCGTTTGTAGGATCGGGCACAACAGTCATGGTGGCGAAGCAACTCCTACGGCGCGGCATCGGGTTCGACATCAGTCTGGAGTATCTTGACGATCAGGCGAAGCTGAGAACCGGGACCGGCCAGCCGAGCCATGCGCTCGATAATCTGCCGCTATTCTCGACATGAGCAAATTTCACAATATCCCAAAGCGTGTCGATGGCATTCTCTTCCAGTCAACCAAAGAGAGCCGCCGCTATTCCGAACTCAAAGCCTTGCAGCAGGCCGGCGTGATCCGAGATTTAGAAACGCAGCCCAAGTTCAAGCTCGAAATCAATGGCGTTCATATCACGACCTACTATGCGGACTTCCGCTATCACGACAACGAGCGTCGCGCAGAAGTAGTCGAGGACGTGAAGGGCATGCGGACACAGCTCTACATCATCAAGCGCCGGCTGATGCAAGCCGTCTATGGAATCGAGGTCGAGGAACCATGACCCACAACCGCCAGGGTATCCTCGCCCACCTCCTCCCAGATATGCACAGCAAAGGCTTCTATGGCATGCTCTGGCAGTTCCGCCAAGGCGACGGCGAGGAGCTGGTCCAGGCTTGGGACTATGCTAGGACCCGGCATGGGGCCGACAATCTCACAGGGCACGTCTACGGGCGAGAGCCAATAATTCGGGGCATCAAAGCAGATCCAAGCCTAGCGGCGCACTGTTGGCTTTTTGAACTCAAACATCCTGAGCCAGTCGCCTGAGGCGGTTTTGTGTCCTTGCGCCCCAATCCGTACCGTTTATAATGGAGCTAATCGGGCACTTTTAGCCTGGCAATGTCAAAACGGGTATTCCGAGACCTTCCAGCCCTGATCGGGCATCTACAGAACGAACGGGCCAAAAAGACCTGGACCGCGCTGGCGAAGGAATACGGCCTCTATCCGGCGATTCTCTGGCGCATCGTCAATGAAGAATACGAACCCAAGCGGAGCGACATCCGGCGCAAGCTCGGGCTTCCCCAAGTCATTCAAGTTCCCATCCAGCGAGGCAAGAACGGACGCTTCGAACCCATTGAGCAAGAGGAAGCATCATGACCACCTTCATCGAAGTTCATCCAGCGACCGAGAAAGGAAACGCTGAACCGCGGATCCTTCTGAATACCGCTACCATCGCCGCCATACGGCCTGAGACGAACGGCAAAGGCTATTCGGTCATCACCGCAATTGACGAAAGCCAAATGCCGGTCTGGGAGCCGTATGAACATTTGGCCTCACAGCTCCTGAAAGGAAGAGATCATGACTGACCAACCGCGACGGACTCTTGAGAATTATTCGGCACGGTGGAACGCTCAGTTTCGGCGCTGGCTCACGCCTTATTGTTCTCGATGGATATGCCAGAATTACTGGAAAAACGGTTGGAGATCTAGACTATCTGGATGGCTGAACGATTGGGGAAACAAAGCGTGGGCCGCAGCTAAGGAAACAAAACAATGATGGACCAACCCAACTTCGGCCTCGGCCGCCGCCACGCCCCCGACCCGCGCGACAACGCGTTCATGATCCGGGAGATCGCGGCCCCGGTGAAGGCCGCGGTCCCGGTCCGCCAGACCCGCTACTGGAATGCGTCGGGCTGGTGGGGGGATCAGAACGGATTTCAGAGCTGCGTCGGCTTCGCCTGGACGGCCTGGGTGGAAGATGGCCCGATCACACACAAGCCCAAGGGCGCCAAGACCCCGCCGCTCTACGATCCGGCCTTCCTCTACGCCGAGGCTCAGAAAGTGGACGAATGGGAAGGCGCGGAACCGGCCTACTTCGGGACCTCCGTCCGGGCCGGTGCCAAGGTCCTTAAGACTCTCGGTCTGATCTCCGAGTACCGCTGGACCTGGGATGTGAACGACGTGATCGATGCCCTGCTCTACATCGGGCCGGTTGTGGTCGGGACAAACTTCTACGAGAGCATGCTGACTCCCGATGAGAACGGGCTGTGGGGGATTGCCGGCCCGGTTATCGGCGGCCACGCCTACGTCCTGAATGGCATCAGCCAGCCCAAGAACCTCATTCGGATCAAGAACAGCTGGTCGAGAGGCTGGGGGAAGAACGGCTTCGCCTACATCATGCCGCACGATCTCCAGCGGCTACTCAATGAGGATGGGGAATGTGCGTTGGCGACCGAGATTGCGACCTAACGATGTCTTTTCCCGCCAAGTTATTCCTCGCCGTGATTGCTGTGAGCATCGCCTATCTGGCCGTCGTTTGGCTCATCGGCTAACTTAAACCGAACGGCCCCGGTACGCCGAGCCGGAGCCGTTCTCCCAGAGGAGGAGGGAAGACCTCTCGAAGTTATCCTTTTCCGTACTGCCTGCCCTTGGTCCCCATGTAGGCCCGCTGACTGAAGACCCAATTGACGAGCATCAGAACCAGCGCCTGTACGTTAGGCGGGATGATCTTCAGCACATCGAGCGAGAGTAGCGAACTCCCCACGAAACCAAGCACCGCCGCGATCGCCAGCGGCACGACCGTCTTCACCCAGATAGGGAGGGTATGCCAGAAAGCCAGGTTCTCCAGGAAGTAAGCCACGAAGTATCCGGCGAGGATCATCGCCCCGCCCCCGGTCACGACCCACACCAGCAGCTCCTCCAAGGTTCCAAAACTGTCCGGCTGGAAGGCCATCAGAAACAAAGACAGCCAGACCAACAGCCCCAGCAGAAACGTGATCGGCAGATTGATTCGTCTAAGGTTTGACTTCATGTTCTCTCCTATTCCATTCGAATCGGATGTCCCCAGATCATACGCATAAGTCTTCGATGCTGCTCCTCCTGTTCGCGCCAATTACCTAAACCCCACCGATACCCCAAGGTCGCGAGCCAATCCCCTACACGGTCGGGAGTGATGGCCTCTCCAGAGATCCGGACCCGGAACACAGGTATCCAGTAATCCATGATCCGGTCCGCATACGCATACCCACCATAACGGCCGCACCGCCCCGCGTCAAGTCCTACGAACCCGCAGTTGTAGGCTCCGAGGCTCCGGCGCAGATCACCGTCGGTTTGCACAAGGATCGCCGACAGCATCCGCATCCCGACGTAGATGTTGAAGGCCGGCTGTTTGAGCTGCGTCCGGGTCCCGGTCCAGGACCGCGGAATGATCTGCATGAGTCCCACCGCGTGGGATCCGGTGACATCGGAGACGTGCGGGAAACCCTGGCTCTCCTGCGCGATCACGCCGAGGACCCAGGCCGGATCCAGCTCGGGGAAGTCTGGATGCCAGCGTTCGACCAGCGGCAGCCACTGAATGACGTTCCGAATCAGCCACTCGGGAGGGGCTTTCTCTTGGGCTGGTGATTGTAGAGGAGAGAATGCCAGGCTGAACGCCAGCAGTAGGCCGGACATTCTGCGAGCTAGGAGCAGCTCGCGACCTCCAAGTGCTGATCATGGTCTCTCAAGCGCGCCTCCGAAGATCAGATGATCCAGCATCAAACCAATGATGATGATGAGTCCGCAAGCTCCTAAGAAGAACCCAACTGGCAACAGCCATTCGCCTTTCACGGATCGGCCTCACAGATTTGATCGAACACGCAGTCGATCATCCAGATCTCCAAGTCGATCGCCGGCACCATGCCTCGGACTTCCAGCGGCGTGTCTCCGCGAAGGATGTACGGTTCCTCCAGTTGAATTAATCGGACGGTCTGCTCAGTCGTCTTGATCCGATAGGCGAGCTCGGCCAGGGCATAGAAGTCCCGCAGGCTGTCCAGATCGGTCTGCAGGAGCGGACCCCAGCGGGAGAGCACGAGGCCAGCCGCGCCGATCGGGTCGCTCGTGACGTACTGAAAGCCCCGGCCCCAGATCGCATTCAGGACTTGGAAGGCTCGTTGCTCGGCATCATAGCTTCCGAGCTTCCAGTTGGCATGGTTGTCTCTCAGGTATACCAGCGTCTCGGCACCGTTCAAGTTCTGTGATCCGATTGGAGCGATCCCACCTAAGTCATCGATGAAGACCTCGAAGCGGTCCATGTCGGTGTAGAAGATGCCGTCGAGCGAGACTCCGAAGACCTCCCGGAAGTAAAACTGCAGGCCAGCCCACCCATCCCGGCCCCAGACCGCGAAGAGCCATTGATCCTCCAAGCCCCGGACAGGGACATAGAGATTGCGCGGGAATTGGACCAGAGCGATGTCCAGGGGTTCGATTTCCAAGACTGAGACCAGGATCATGACATCGGTCTTGTTACCCCAGCCGGTGCCCGCCCGGTGTGCTCGATAGTCGCCGCCCAGGATCAGCCAATTCGTGCGGTCTACGATCGGCTCGTTGAAGACCGGTTCCCGCTGCACGGTGAACGGGGTCGGGTAATTAGGGAGGGCCGGAAGCGGAATCAGAGTCGGGCGCGGGATAGGACTCAGTTCTGCGGTCGGGGTATCGGTTACCGGTCCGCAGGCGACAGAAAAGGCGAATACGAAGCAGGCGGCCAGGATGGACTTCATGCGTTTGAGGACGATTTCCGAGACAGGATCAGATAGACCAGGAGGATGAGATTGGCGCCAGAGACGAAGAAAACCGCGAAGACTTCCAGCTCCAGCTTCCGTAGATCCGGTTCGACCGCGGGGGCCGAGAGCTGGCGGAGGACAGCCGGATTATCTGCGCTCAGGACCTCGACGTTCACATTCACGATGATCGGGGTCTGAACGTAGCCGCAACCGCAGGCGCAACAGCAGGCCATACAGACCGAACCAGTCGTGGTCGGCGTGGCCGTGGCGACCGCCAATCCGAACGGAGTCCCGAGCGGCCGATCCGTTGCAGTCGCTATGGGTCGAGAGGTAGCGGGCGGCGAGGTCTGGGTCGGCGCAGGCTTCGGCGTATCGGTCGGCTCGGAAGGCGGGACCTGAGTCAGCGTGGCGGTCTGGGTCGGTTGCGAGTCTTGAGTTGGCGAAGCAGTCGGTTGCGGAGTTGACGTTGCTGGTGGGACCGCCGTCGCTGTCGGAGAAGCCGACAGTTCAGGAGTTGCTGTGGGTACAGATGTCGGAGGAGCAGTTGGAGCAGGTGTCGCAGTAGAGACCGCCCCATGATGCTCGCCCTCGTCCTCGCAATCGCTCTCGCCCTTAACCCGCCAGGTCCAGTCGTCGGCGGGCGGCACGATCTCGGCGAAGCCCGTCCAATCGGTTTCCTTGGGCATCGAGGGCACCTGAGCATCATTGAGAACCTTCGATCCATTGACGAAAACATCGGCCTTCTGGGCGTTCTCGTTGGAAGAGGATCGGTTCTCGGCCTGGACTTGGCCGGAGGCTGTCACCCGGAAGTTGTATTTCCCGCAATCCCAAGCCGAGGCCGGTTGCGGGAATAGAATGCCAACGGCGAAGATCGCCAGTATAGAGATACCGAAGATCGCGAGTAGCCGTTCAGCGACTCGAAGCCCGGACATCTCTCTCGCTGATTCGACTCACGACCTGTTCAACGGCAGCCGCGGCCCGTGCATCGGCTTTCTCATTGATCGTTGTCAGCTCGCTACTCAAAACCACGAAGGATCGATCCAATTGAGCAGCCCTGAGGCTACGTTCTTCGGTCAGAAACGACATGAAAGCCATATGCTCTTTCTTGAGCCAGCTCCGCCATTCCTGATCCCGTTCTTTGCGTTCCTTGCGCTCCTCATCTCTCAGTCTCAATGTGAACCAGATGAAGGCACCGACAATCGGAATCTGGACGAGTAGACTGATTACGCTGTCAGGCATGGTCTCTAGAAATTGAGAGAAGATGATGGAACTCCAGCTGGGGCTACGCTAACACAGGTTGAGATAGGCTGACAAGTAGGCCTCAAGTCACGGGGCCAGATTCCAGTCACGGGCGATGGCCTCCCGCTCCAGGATCGCGACACGCTCCTCAAGTGTCGGCGGAGGAGCAGTCAAGCCTAAGAACTGGCGCAGCTCCTCTTCGGTCCCGTTGAAGATGTCGTAATCCAGGCTTTCACTCTGAACTCCGTAAGGTTTTCCACCCGAGGTCCACTGCCAGAACTTCCAGCCATCAAAGCCGTCCGAGAGATCACCCGGCTCTCCAATCGGCGCCAGCGAGGGTTCGATTCCGCCCCGCGGAATGCTCTTCGTATACTCAGCTTCCCACAGCGCGTAGTTCTGTTCCCATCCCGCGGGCGTGACCGGGCCGATGTACGGTGCGCCATCCCAGAACCAGCTCCCAGTGTAGATAATCGGCTTTCGGCCATGTAGCGTTTCAAACTGGTCGATCAACATCTTGGCTTGATCGACGACACTACGGGCCGTTTGGCCGACCATGAGTTCAATATCGACGACATCTAGATCCGTTACACCAGCGGAGGCCGCGTAATTCTGCGCCTCGCGGATCGGATTGCGATTCTCAGGCCGTAGGACATGATAGCCGCCGAAGATCAGCCCGTTGTCGCGGGCCTGCTGCTGGCTATTACGATAGAAGTCCAGGCCTCGGTTGATGGAAGATCCATCTTGCAAAAATCCAATCGTGCAGCGGGCTACGATCCCGCAAAATCCCGCGGCTTTGATCTTCGCGGCATCGATCATGCCTTGGTATCGGCTGGCATCGACTAGAGCAGCTCTCATATCGCGCACACCCCCATTAGGGAAAGAAGACTACCGTCCGCGAAGGTAAAACTTCCGCCTCCGGCGCTAACAGTGATTGAGGTGATCGGATCAATGGTATTGACCCACTTACCCCCACCCCGACCTATTACGACAAGCGATCCAATTTCTCCTCCCGCCTCAAATCCACTCCATGATTTCCAGGTGATCGTCCGTTGCGTAGGTTTGCCATCCAATAGCGTATAGTTATAAATGTTGACCTCGCAAGATCCCCAATAGGCCGAGTCACCATTTCCGCTCAGGAACAAGGCATTCGCCGCCGATGTTCCACCAGCCACGGATTCGGTAGCCGTGCCATTCGATTTTAGCTGGAACTTATTGAGATAAGCATAGTTAGCCGCGGTATCTCCATTGAAAGTCATACGCATGGTTCCCCCGGGCGTTATAGTCGGATCCTTGGCGATAATCCAAAGCCAAAGATGCAAGAAGTCTTGATTGATTGCACTGAAAGTTACAGAACTAACTCCGTCTGGGGTCTTGGTTTCCAAGCAAGCGATAGCTCCAAACGTCGGCGTTTCTAGAGTTTCCAACCGCTCAATCCGACGCTGGGCATCCCGAAGCGCAGCTGAGATTTCCTGAAGCGTTCGATCAGCCGGTAACACGATCCACCTCCGTGATAATGCTCAGACTCTCCTCGCCGTCGGAGTTCAGGCTCACCTGAACATTTCGGATGGTCAGATCGAACTGCCGGTTGCGGTATTTGGCGGTCACTTTATCTCCGAGGCTCCAATCAATCCCGTAGCGGCTCTGTGGCCTATCCAGCAGCTCGGCCCGGAACTCTATCACCGGTCGCTCCTTCTGCAGCCGCTCAAAGGCCCGGTTCGCCACTCCAAGAATCGTGTCCTCCTCCCGAGCGTCTTGAAAGGTCTCGCGCCTGGCCCATATGGATCGGGCATTGCGGAACAGATCCTTTTCGGGATCGATCACCCGGTCTACCCCTTGGCCCTGGCCGCCACCCCAGATGTAATTCCACTCGTCCCGCCAGTCCTCGCGCAGAAATGGGTCGGTCAGATTACCCGCCTCCTGGCTGAAGATCAAAGGATTCAGGCCAGCACTCACCGTCCGATCCACGCCCCGGACATTGATCCACGTCCGGAAAGCGAACGTCCCCGCCCCGGTAGGCTCCAGATCGAAATAGAGCGGGGTCCCTTGATTGCGGGAGGCCTCGGAGACTTCCTGTAGTACATCGAGCACATTCCGCCATGCGAAACTACGGGTGACTTCTGGAGCATCGGCAAGATCATCCATGACCTCGAAATGAGTGGCCGGGAAGGCCCGCGGCCGCCCGGCCTCGTCCAACGGCGCAAGCGACCCCATGTTCTCCCGCACGATAGCCTTGATCAGATCGTCGGCTTCGTCGGTCTTTTCGGCCTGCGAAGTCGTGGCATTGAACGCGATGACCCTACGGAGCAACAGCCCCATCTGGTCCTCGCCGCCGATCCTCAGCCGGTCGTTGCCGGCCCCGGCCTCGAACCAGTCCCAATAACGGCAGAAGCCGACCATCTCCAGCCGCTCTTCCCCGCCCTCGGGCTTGCGCCAGAATTCGATCAGCCGGTCCACGTCGGGAAGATCCTCAGCTCCCGCGGGCGAGAGCACGATTAGGAACCATCCGACGTTATTCAGGAACCGCCCGTACTGGATGCTCTCCCAGGTCTCCAGCTCCCGCAGGTAAACCCCATCGTGGGTGCGAACGACTAGCCGGTGTTCTGCGCCCATGCGATGTCGTCAAAGCTCCAGTGGCGAATACCCCAGCGCAGGCTGATCTCGGTTTCGCCGGTCGTACCGACGGCGAAAAAAGCGATCCGGTTATCTCCTGGAATCAACTTGAAGCCCCCGACATCCGAGTCCCGGAGGATGCCCGCCGCCACGTTGCCCCTAAAGTCGCTGATCGCTTTGTGCATTCCTGGCCGCAAGTCGATCATGACTCGCTCTCCTGCCTGAACCTCCAGATCCATCCGGATCACATGGCCGGTGGTTTGATTCTCCAGCCAGAGCAGACGGGCCGGGCCGAGGACCTCCAGGACCGCGCCGCTCGAAGCCCGCCCGCGGTTCGTGACGGTCTGGATCGCGGAAGCCAAGCTCGCCACGTCGATGATCTCGTGGCCTAAGTAGATGTCATCGCCCAAGAGCAGGATCCCATGAACTTCATTGATCGGCCCGGGGAGTTCTAGATCCAGATGCGAAAAGCTGGTACCGTTCCAAGAAGCGACGAATCTGGCGAACTCGGCGCCGGTCGCCTGACTGAAATCACCGCCCAAGATTACGCGATTCTTTTCACTGACCTTGATGTTACGCAAGCCGCCGATGCCGCCGACGCCGACACCATCGCCCTGCCGTCCGAGTGGCAGCCAGTCTTGGCGGGTGTAGACCGCGACCGAGGCCGCATCGGAGACCCCGATATGCGTGAAGAAGCCCCCGGCATAGAACTTACCGTCGGGAGAAATAGCTGTTCTCCGTACATCATTCGAAGTTGCGCCATCATCGCCCGGCTCATCGAAGCTATTGGTAGCAAAGTCGTAGATCGCTACGCCTCGAAGCTCGCCGGCTGAACCACCAAAATTCCGGTCAAAGAGACCGTTCAAAAACGGCGTCAGTCCGTCAAGATCGATGGTAATTCCCAATACCCGATCAGGGGGAGCGGAATTGTCTAGGCCGGGTCCGGGACCCATTGCCGCGAAGGTATTGGCAACAGGATCGTACCGAGTGATCAGATTGAGAGTGAGTCCTCCTCCGAACGTCTGAGTGAACGCGCCTCCGAAATATACGATCCCATCCCGATCCACCGCCACCGAGTTCGCGAGATCGCTCAATCCCGGTCCGGATCCCAAGGCCGTAACCGTATTCGTTACCGGATCGTAGCGGGCCACATTGTTGCAAACCACGCCGCCAAACTCATCGAAATCACCGGCCACATAGACTGTTCCGTCCGGGGCGATCGCGATTTGAAAAGCGGAACCATCATCCAGTCCGTCGGCACATGATTCCCAGGCCGACCCATTCCAGCGGGCAATGCCTCGGGTTATGTTATCGATCGGAGCGGGCGCATCGATACCAATAAAAGTACCGACGACATAGACATCGCCGTTGGGATGGACCGCAATGTCCCGAACCTCACCGTTGGTGGTACCTCCGCCGAGCGCCTGCCATCGTCCGTCTATCCGAGCAATGATCGAATCCGCATTTGCGACTTGTTGATTGGCAGTCAGCTGCAGGACATCCTGGCTGTCGGAAATCCAGTAGGGCCGGACCGCCAGCATCCGGACTCCGAAGGAGTTGTGATAGGGGAACCGCAGATCCCCATCGAACTCCAGACCCGATTCGTAGTGGGCAAAGACCTCCAGCGAGTCCGGGCCGTCCAGGTAGCGCAAGAGGAACGGCTGCGCGCCGTGGGACCGGTCGGGCTTGATCAGAGTTTCCAGCCGTTCCCGGAGCAGATGGAGTTCCCGCAGGGAAGCCGGAGTACAGACCGCGCTCTGCGGATCCTTGCGGGCCCAGAAGACCATCTGCAAGACCCGGTCCTGCGTTCGATAGCTCTGGACCTCAGACCCATCCTGAGCGCCTAACCTCTGGATATTGAGTAGCACCGGAGCCATGCCCAAGCCCGAGGCCTGAGTGACGTAGACCCCGACATCCGCGAGCTCGATCTGGCGGGGCCGGCCCGCGGGCCGGAAGCGATCCGATCTTGTGCTCGTGCTCTCATGCTTAGTGCCTGTCCAGCGGAAGTACCGATCCCCGGCGTGCCGCGGCAGATCGTCTTCCAGGTCGCCGTCGCAGTAGCTGGAGACGTAATGCTTGGCCTCGATCTGGAATCCGTCGGCATAGAAGTTGACATCTTGAATGGATCCAACGGTCTCCACATACAGCCGAAGATCAGCTGAGATCGCGCCCCCGGTCCGGCCCAGGACCTCCAGCCGGGTCCAATGCCGGTCATCGAGGGTGACCCGCTCGCTGACGAACTCGATCCCGTTCGTCGCATCCCGCAGCCTAGCCCGCACGGTCCCCGATCCCCGAGCGTACAGACTGCCCGCATAGGGCTGGTTCTGAGTCCCAGGATTGACCGAGAAGTAAACTCCTTCGAGCAACCCTGCCCCGTTCGTGTTGACGAGCAAGCTTGCCAGGCCCCACCGCGCTCGAGTAAGCGTCCGGCTGATCGCCGAACCCGAAGCCGTATACCCGGTCGTGTTGATAGTCAGCCTGGGATTTGTGACCAGATTGGTCGTCGCGTCCGGTTCGTAGATTTCGAGCTTGGCGTTGGGCATCGATCAGCCGCGGCGCTCGCCCATAAGGGCCAGCAGATTGAAGTCAGCCGCAATCGGTTCGACCGGCGCACTGGTATTGATCGTCATGCTGTTATTGGTAGTCGTACTTCCCTCGCCTGCCGCGGCCATTGCAAGCGGAGGCGCGGCGATCGGAAGCGCGGAGGCCAGAGAATTCAATACCGAAAGCAGGCGATTGGAAACGATCTCTCCCGACGACCTCGGAATAAACAGTTCCTCGCCGCGTTCGCCAACCCTTTCCGGACGGCCACGGCCCACAGGCCCTCCGAATTGTTGCGCTCCCATTGGCGTGATAAATCCTGGTTGCTGAATCAAGCCTCCGGGCGTGATCCCCAGCGGTCCGCCTGCCAATCCCATTCCTAGTTGCAATTGCAAGGTAGAAAACGCCGTCCCGATTGCTTCGATTCTCGCTACTAAATCGTCAGCACTTTGAGCAGGATCAGCCATCGCTTGCGCAATGGCACTCATCGCGGCCGTCACATCGGGCACTTGATCTCCTGGAGCCGCTAGGGCCTTGTTGAGATTATCTAAGCTCTCCAGGAGCGCGACTCCAGCTTCATCAACCAGTCCAAGACCCTCAGGGCCAGCGAGCGTAGTCAGAAGATCCAGTTCCTCATCGGTAAATCCCCCAAGCCCCAAGCGTTGAGTCGCGAGATTGAAGATGATCTCTTTTGTCTGTCGTTGCCATGCTTTCGTGGTTTCTTCAATTTGATCTCGAATACTTCCCTCGCGCTCCGCGTATTCGGCCTCCAGTTCGGAGAGCTTTTCTTGTTGATCCGCCGAGATTTCTCCGGTAACAGTTCCGGCCTCGCTGATCTCTCGGGTCAAGCCAGATATTTCCTCGCGTTGATCGGCGATGTCGGCCGTCAAACGATCCAGCCGGGCCTGGGCTTGTAATCGGCTGGCCTCCGAGGTCTCTTCGTTCAGTTCCTCTTCCCGAAGCCGCGCGATCTCCAGCTCGGTTTCCAGTTCTTGTAACCGCTGAACAGCGTCCCGGCGTTGTTCGTTCAGGTCCGCAATCCGATCCGCAGCCTCTTCCGCATCCTCAATTCCCTCGACCTCCAGACTGGCGACTGCCTCCAGCTTCTCGGCTTCGAGCGAGGCGATCTCGGCATTGAGGTCTTCGAGCTGTTGTTTGAAGTCTCCGAATTGTGGAGTTATGTCAGTGGAGATCTGCAGCTGAACCTCATCCAACCGACCTTGCAGGATCTCTTGGGCATCTGCCAATTCCTGAGTTTTACGGGTGGCTTCTTCTTGTGCGGCAGCTAGGTCGTCAATACCTCCTGCTGCACCGTCAGCCGCCTCGCCAGTATCTGCCAATGCCCCAGGCAGTCCTCTCAACTTGTCATCGTACAGAGTGGCAACCCGAATGGACTCCAACTGCTGTTCGTCCAGAGATCCCTGAGCGCGCAAAAGACGTAGCACGGCTTCGCGCTGGCTCTCTCCAGAAGACCGCGCCTGCCGGGCAGCGAACTCCCAGAGCGTCGTGCCTTTAGCGGCATCGACAATGGCATTCTCGTAGTCGCGGAACGTCCCCTTTTGATTGATAACCTCGGAGGCAATCCGCTGAAGCTCGTCACGCAGTGCCGCATTTTCGGCCCGAGCTTTCGCGCCGGCGATCGCCAAAGCCGCAAGAGCAGTCACAACCAAGCCGATCGCCCCGGCCGCCGTCGCGCTGACAATCCCTATCTTTTGTAGGCCTTCGATCAGGCGAGGCAGGTTGCTGAGAAAGATCAGCGTGGCTCCCGACAGCGTAGCAATCGCACTCGCCGAGGCCAGAGTCGCGGCCACGCCGCGCTGTTGGGCGACGGTTGCGTCTTCGAACTTCTCCAAGAATTCCGTCACTACATCGACCGCTTCGGCATAGGCCGGAAGAAACAGCTCGCCGATGATCCGGCTGCTCTCTTCCAGATGCCGATCCAGGCTCAGGACTTTCTTGCCCGCCGTCGTCATCGCCGCTTCATAGGTCCCGACGATATTGGTTCCGGCGGCCAGGACCGCGTTCGTCCGGGCCTGAACCCGCTCCTGTTCGGTCAGTTCGGCGGTGGTCTTTCCCAGTGCCACGGCCGTCTGTTGGTAGGCCCGTTCGAAGCTGACCTGGAGTCCTAGGTTCCTGGCGATCAGGACGTTCCCGGAGGCAATGACATCAATGACCCTCTCGAAGGCCTCCGACGAGTTGATGTTCGCGATGACCGCCGCGTCCTGAGCGAGGCGGGCGAGCTCCGTCGCGTGCGCCAGATCGACGTTGGATTCGACCATCTTGGCGATCGAGGCCCGGGTCGCTTGGAGCGTGATCCCTTGCGCCTTGACCGCCTTCTCGAGGTCTCGGATTTCCTTCTCGGTCTTACCGACGTTTCGGCCGAGGGTGGCCGTGACCACGCCCAGGGTCTCGACTCGGGCAGCCAGCCGGGTCGAAGAAACGATCAGGGCGGTTCCCGCCGCCCCGACCAACCCGAGTCCTATGCCCGTGGCTCGGAGAGTGCCTGAGAAGTCTTTGAGCGACGCCGAGGTCTTCTGGCTTTGCTTGCCGACCCGATCAACATTGCCGGTGACTTCCTTCAGTCGGCGGTTGATCGCGTCCGCGTCGCGATTGAAGGCGCCAATGCCTTCGATGACCGCCCGGACTCCGATGTTCTCAAATGCCATTTACTTCTTTGGCCTCTTGGATCGGAAGTGGGTGTCCAGGGCCTCGGCCTCATGGAGACCGATGTGCCGTTTGACCCGGAAATGAGCAACGGCCTCCGCCCGCTGCCAGGGCTGGAGGCCGTTCCACTGCTCTTGATTGTAGTTGGCCTCGATCATCGCGTCGTACTCCTCGAAGAACGGCACCGCTCCGGGGAGCTGGATGCCGTAGGTGATTCCGGTATCGACGCTGCTATTTGACCTGAGGCTCTCGATCCTCGTCCCGTGCCGTAATACTCCGAAAACGCTGGACAGCATCATCGACGTCTGCTTCTGAGACGCCGGTGAGCCGTCCGACCTCCCCCAGGAGCATGAGGATGTCGTGATCCGTGGG